ATCAACAGCCTTACCAATCTTTACCCACTCAGGCCATGCTTTGTTTCCAATAGCGTAGACCTCTCCCTCGTTTATTGACTCAATCTTGTTGTGTGACCAAGCGTCATCCAGTGACTTGTATCTTCCGGGTTTGTGTAATGGATGTGACTGAGGAATGTATTTGCCGTTTACGAACATCCTGTTTTTGTTTTTTGCAGCATGTGTTGAAACACGTTGACGGTATCCGCTAGGGCTGTAGTACCAAGTATCTCCATCCTCTTTAACTGGAACTTGATTTGTGTAGCTATCTACATCTACTTCATTTTTCTTTAGTGTGTTCAGCATTTTCATTCTCCTTTTCTTTCAGTTTCATCCATTCTTCATAGCTAGGGTGGGTTCGAGGGGGGTTGTATTCAATCCACCCCTCACCTTTTTTCCATATTAGCTTATCCATTAGGCCGCTGTCAAGTCCACTACTTCACAAACGCCAGCAGTACATGCCAACTGACGTCCACCTGATGTAGTGTCTTCCTTCTCAAACTCTTGTAGAGCAGTCCAGTCGATAGCACTTGGCATCTGTGCCAACATATCTTCGTACTCTTCTTTTGTGCAGTCCTGATAAGGTGCTTGCTTGTACGTGTGTTCGCTGTAAGGCAAGAAGCTGATACCTGATACATCATCAAAGTGTTCATACACCCATGAGCCTACATCCATCCACTCTTCTTCTTTCACAGAGATTGTCACAGACGGTTTGTGTTCACACCAGTAACGCTGATAGGTTAGCCACAACTCAAGCTGCTCAATGGCTGTCATCTTTGTGCGTGTTACTGCACTGACAGGTGATGCCATAGGGAAGCTGAATACTGTTGTGCTATCTGGCTTCATGACATCTGGCTCTGCTGGAATACCCTGTGCAATCATAAACTGTGTCAATGGGTCTTTGTTATCACCACGAACAGTGCGAATGTAGTAGTCATTGTGACGGGCATGAATGCCTGACGCACTGTCCACTAACTGTGACACTGTGCCTGATGGCTTGACGCAAGTGATAGCTGTTGACTGTGGAATACCCAACTGCTCTGCCATAGCTTTGTTAGAGTTAATGGCTACGGCTTTAAGGTCACCCAGCAATGCACCCAAGTTCTTACCGATAGCGGCTGAACGTCCTGACATAATAGCATTGTCTAGAATACCTGTCAGTGATACACCAAGCAGACGTTCTTCCTCTGTGTTATCCTTCCATATCTTACGCAGATACTTGAAGTCTGTCAGAGTAGATTGGAATGTACCCAAGATTGTAGCTAGGCGTACTTTCTCAGTAAGCGTTTCCTTTGTGTCGCTCTCACGTACTACAACCTCAGACAGGTTACAGAACTGATAAGGGCGTAGGATAATCTCACTACAAGGGTTGCATCCAAAATCATGGTCAGCGTCACGTCTACCGTTTTTAGCAGCCTGTGCTTTGGCTGACTGTCTGTTGAAGATACCACGCTCACCAGACTTAGATTCATACAGAGACAACCATTCTCTCATGTACGTACCCATCTGTGGCTTTTCTTTGTAGGCAACGCTGTTGTTTGCAAGCGCACGTTGTCCTTCGTTTTCCCACCACATACCTGATTTAGCATGAGCCATCTGGTCATCATTCAGGTTGGACAGGCTAATGAGTGCGCTGCGTCTGACCCCACCGACAACTACAACCTCACCAATCTTACACATAATGTCATGGCATTCGATAGGATATAACCTACGACCTGCCGCACCCTTGAACTTGTCAATGATAAAATGAAACAGTTCCTCAAGAGGGGCTGGGCCACTGGCACGACCACCAAAGGTCTTGAGACGTGCGCCAGCAGGACGAACCTCTGACACATCCCACTCTGGTATCTACCCTGCGTACAGGAGAGAGATGAGTTCACGCAGTGATTTAGCCCAGCCCGGTCTTGAGTCGCCAACCTTAATGATAGTATCTGTACTATGCATATCTTCGTTGACGATTGGTAGCTTCTCTACGTGATGACGTTCAACGGAGAAGCCTACACCAGTACCACACATGAGAATGTACATGGTTTCATCGAAAGCACGTGGGCTATCAACAGGAACATAGGAGCAATTGTAACCACCAACATGACATCTATCCAATGCAGGACCAGATGTCATCAATGCTCTCATGCTTGGCATGATGTTTAGACTGAGTACAGCTTCTTCAAGTTCACTACGCAGTTCATCTGATAGAACATAGTTGTGCTTCTTGTTGAGATGCTTACTCATATAATCAAAGTATCGTGTGACTGTTTCTACCCATGTCTCACGTCTTTGTTCATCTTCCTTCCACCTTGCATAGCGAGACAAGGCAATGAAGTTCTGATAATCTGTAGGTAAATAATTGTTCATTTAACTCTCCTGTATTGTTTTTATATTACGTATTTTGATACCTTCTATATCATAGAGACTGTCCATGATATTCTCTTCCAACTCCTCTGCTACATTTTCGTCAGCGGGAACTGGATATTCTTCTGGGTCAACGTCCAGTGTAAGAAACATCTTAACTCTTATCATCGTAGCAACCTTCTACCTCTGTGATTAGTTTGTCAAGATACCATCTTGCTTTACTTAAATCCTCTGACCCATTCTTATAGCGGTAACGCCATAAATACTTCATGATGTTACCCTGTAAGTAATATTCAAACCCATCACCAGTTGCCGCAGCAATCGCTTCAATGCACTCAATCTCTGTTGCATTGTAATGTGGTGGGCTGTTTACCATATCTAGCTTATGCACAATCTTATCTGCTTTAGCCTCAATATCTTCCATTATAGTTTTGTAACTTGTCATCATGCACTCCCTTCTGTCTTAGTTCTAAAGTCAATCTTAACTACGTTGCCGTCTTGACCAACAACCTTTGGCTTATCTTCTAACTCAACATCGTAGTGTCTGTCAACTGTTTCCATAACATATGCATGGACTAAGTCACGAAGGTCTTCGTTGTATTCCATAATGGGTATACATGATGCAATCATCTTACAGAAATGCATCACTTGATTATAGTCATCATCCTCTAGTGGATTCTCTGGCTGTGTTACAATAGCCAAATCAATCTCACCATTCCATACACCATCCTTATCTTGGTATGGTCTAACACGGATAACAAAATCCTGTGGTTCTATACGGTCAAACTCTCTCATGTTACTTACTCCTTTTTATCTTGCCCCCTGCAAACTTTATGAATGCAGGATGTTTGTTCTTGCCCTTTTCTTTCAGCCAATCTTCCGGTACAATGCGGTCATAATATCTGAAGTTGTACTTGATGCACCACTCAGCGTATGTAGACTTAGCACCTTTCCGTAGCTTGCGTCTGCTGTTTTCAAAGACAAATCGTATATCAAGATTAGGATGTTGCTTTTTGATAGCCAAATGCTTTCGTCTATCTGCGGCAGTAAACATGCCCTTTGTCTCAATAATCAATCCATTTGGAAGCACGAAGTCTGGTGTATAGGTACGGTAGGCTAGGTCTTCCCATTCTATCTTAACACACTCGTAACCAAAGTCAACCTTCAGTTCCTTGAGATAGTCAGACAGCTTGAGTTCTAGCCCTGACCGATACCCATACTTACGTGCTGCTCTAAACTGTTTTATATTCATCGGCTAGTTCTACGTAGTTTACCATCTTAGGTATCTTAGCTTGTGACTTAACTGCAGGTAGTTCCTGTAGTGTAGGCCAACAGTCCTTTCTATAGTTACAGAACGAACAGGACACGCCTAGTACTTTGTTACCTGTAGCTTTGCCTCTGAATGTTTCTTCAACAGGTTCAAAGCAACGCTCAAACTTGTTATTGTTTACATCATCAACAGTCTTCTCTATCTTGGCAATCTCACCGTCAATGTCTATACCTTTTGCAGGTACATACTTAAACTGACCATTAGCTTTGTTGACTACCCACCAGCCACCAGCATCTTTGCCTGTTGCCTTTGCGTATCCTGCAAGTTGTGCAACATATCCAAACGCATCACCGCTTGCAAGGGTGTCGAAGGATTCAAACTTGTTTGTGTATGACCAGTTGGAAGCCGATTTAATATCATCAACTGCATCCCGAATGACAATATCATATGTGCCAGAAATAGAAGCACTATCAAGATGAAGAGTAGTCTTTTCGCTATCCTCATATATTACTCCTGCTTCTTTTAGTAATCCTTTGAAGACAGCCTCAACGATGTCTCCAATCATCATGTTCATTACAAATGTAGTTGGCTTTGGTAGAGCCACATCTGGTTTGTTCTTCTCATACCAGAGTTGGCAGGAAGGTCTGCCTACGTTTGACATACGTAAGCGAAACCCCCCACCGTTCTTGTGTCCACCAAACTGCCGACTCAGAGCATCTTTTATGTCGCTTGCTACTTGGTTGATAGTGTCATCAGACATTGTTGTTTTGCCTGAGACAGCATCTTCCATGTACTGATGCAGTGCGAGTTCAGCAGGATGGTTCATTACGCTACCTCGTCTTCCTCAATCTCAATGTCAACCAAGCTATCAACTACGTCCACGTCATCATCGTCCATGTTAGAGTTTGCTTTCTCTGCCCATGTGTTAGCGATGTATGAGTTGTAGTTATCTACCCACGACATGAAGTCACCAAACATTGCTTGGTCTTTATCGGTAATGTTGATTGTCTTTGAGACATCTAGCGACACTACTGGAAGGTAAAAGGCATTACCGTTAGGTAACTTTCTTTCCTGAGTGTTAGCCGTAATGATG